ACTTGTATTCACCTCGGTCTCTCAGATGAAGAGATCTTAGCACTCGGCATTATAGCCGGAGGTGACGACGTGAACCAGGAGCCAGTTCCTGGCGGTGTCAGCAAGTATGTCGCTTGTGCTGCCGATTTGGGAGTTGTGATGGAAATCCATGAGCGTGAATCTATGTATCATTCGGAGTATTTCTCGAGTGACCTACGTATGGGCAATGACGGTCCTGAGTACTACCCTAAGAGGTGGACCAAGCATATTGAGCACTTAAAGGTGATCAAGCTTGAGGATCTAGCCGATGCGTTGTGCTCTCATATGGAGAACTACCGCCATGACAAACAGAAGTTCATGTTCTTGGAGGATATGTACCACAGTTTACGCGACAAGCACCCGGCGGAGTTCCCGGTTTCTAAACTGGTGTCTCGTACTTTGCTGCTAGCTAGGCAGTACGGTTATGAGCACGCCTTGTGTTAGTAGAACTCCGACGTCCTGGAACAAGACTTTAAACTGTACCCCCTGTTTCACAGCAGGGGTTGGGGTGGTGGTCGGCGTAAATAAAAATAAGAAATATGATAAAACAACCGACTAACACAACGACGCAGTACCAAGGACTAGAAGGCGAGGATCCCTCCTCTCCTTTCTGGGCCCATGGTAACTATGTGGGGCCGTATTGGAGTGACGGTAAAGTGCAAAGTAGTGTCGTGTGGGGTAACAGAGAACCCACCGATGCGCTAGACGACTTAGCCCGAAAACATGACGCCGCTTACGCTCATTATAAAGACAGACCTCACAGAGAGGCTGCAGATGCCCTATTTGCCGAAGAGGCGCGCAAGCTAACCCAGAAATACGGGAAAGGGTGGGCTGCTGATCCAAAAATCGCAGCCACCTTAGTACAGTATGGGAATTACGCTCAGCGTCAAGCAGCCAAATTAGGTGAGTACACAAAATATGGTACTAGCGGTATAGCTGGCAATTTAATCGGAGCGGGTCGTTTCGTGATTGGCAATCTATTGGATGCCGGTAAGATGGTGAATGGCACTTACCTAAAACAGGAGAGGAATGATGTACTGAAATTTTACGGGACAGACCCGAAGAAAGTTGAACAGGAGCGTCGGCCGGAGGGTACGACTCCTGCCTCATGG